CCGTCCCACGGCGGGCGATCGTCTTTGCCGGCGCGTCGTGGTCGGGACTCGACCAGACGTTCGCGAGCGATACGACTCGGGGGCGGCGAGGGGGAGAGATGCCGGATATTTATTACGCGCCTCCGCGCCGGGCGCGGCGACCTCGATCTAGATCGCGACGATTCGCGTCAGTACCTCGATCGCGATCGACGACCCGCCGCCGAGAACAGCGCCGAGTACGACGCCACCGAGGGCGTAATGCCACTCTTGGCGGACGTCTTCGAGAATCCGCCGGCGCTTCCCGCCGTTAACCTCGTGGGCCTTCCCGTAGACCGCCGCCGCGTACACCATCCCGAGCAGTTCGGTCCGACCGGTCGCGGCGAAGAACCAGCCGGCGGCGATACCCATCCCGAGCGCGTGCGACTCGGCGTGATAGCTGAGGAAGCCGTCGCGCTTCGACGCCGACTCGGTCTTCGCGCCGGCGCTCGCGACGAACGATTTGATGAACAGTACGAGTCGTTTGGTCGCTCCCGGCGACGCCGTGATCGCGCCGCCGAGCGGGTTATCTACTGACATTGTTAACTTGAACGACAGGTATCCACGCGCACCGGCAGTTCGGATGAATCGGGATGAGACCGCGCGCTTCCTCGATCGTGTACGTCGTTCCTTCGAGACCTTCGCAGATCGGACAGACGCGAGCGTCGCCGGCGGTCCGCCACTCGGCTTTCCCCGTGACCTTCGCGTCCGACCCGAGTTGGTCTTCGTAGCGATCGAGCGTCGATTCAGAGTGCGCGTATATCGTCTCGGTTCTCGCGAGCGTTCGCGACCGAGTGAGTCCGATCGAGGCGACGCGGTCGTTCAGCTTCCGCGCCGTCTTTCGAGGATTCCAGCCCTTCGCGAGTCCGTCGGTGAGCTCGCGCGATATCTCCTGACCAACCTTCGCGGTGATGCCCCGGAGTTCCTGAAAGTTCCGCTGGTACAGCCGCGACAGCGCCGAGGCGTGAATCGGACGGTTAAACAGTTGGGCCGGGTCGATTCCCTCGACGTCGAGACCAGATTCGCGAAGGCGAGCGTTCGCGAACTTCAGTCCGCGACCGTATGCCCGGCGGACGTACACGTTCTGCCAGCGGTTCCGATCTAGGACGCCGCCGCTTCCGTCGCGCTGTACGACTTCGAGAACTTCGTCGTCGAAGACGCCGCGAAGCCAGTCGATGAACGCCTCGACCTTCTCGCCGTCCTGCGGGAAGTCGAAGTCGTTCGCCGGCGACGCGTTGACAGCGCCGCGTCGACGCTCGACGACGTACTCGGCCCACCAGTCGGGGTCGCCGGCGTTGACTTCGAGCGCCTGCGGTTCGACCGGCGTGCCCGGCGTCAAGGCGTCCGACCGAAGTCCGAGCGCGTCGTTCTCGACGACCGTCTCGCGGACCAGCCCTTTGACGCGCCGCCACCGCTTGTAGAAGTCGGCGGCGTAGTCGTCCTGAATCGTCTTCGTCCGCGTCGGACCGCCCGGCGCTCGGTCGGCGTTCAGCGCCGGTTCGACTCTCGCGAGCGCGAGTACCGCGTCGCGCTCAACGTCGTCCGAGTGTTCGCACGAGCGAAGTCGAGACGCGACCGTCTCGATCTGCTCCCTCGAGGGCGACCGGGTCGCCATCAGTCACCACCGGGCGTCATCCACGGCAGGTACTCGGCGTACCGGCGCTCGAATAACGGCCAGTACCACGCGACGGAGATCGCGAGCGGAAAGGCGATCGACCAGCCGGCGAGCTTCGCCGGCGCGGTCGGCGCGGCGATCGCGACGATCTTCTCGACGATCTTCCCCGCCGAGAGACCAATGAAGACCGAGATAATGCCGTAGCGGGAGAACTGCCGGTCGAGGTAGTCTCCGGGGTCTTCCTCGGCGTCCTTCTCGTGGCCTTCCTCGGACTCGTCGCCGTCCGCCATCAGCGATCACTCTCCCCGCCGTCCGCCGCTAGCTGGTCGATATCCGCCTCGAAGTGTTCCTCGAACCAGTCGTGGACCTCGGGGTCGTCTTCGTCGAGTTCGACGTCGTCGATAGCGGTGTCGTCGACGTCGGTCGGGTCGTCGACGTCGTCTTCCTCGGGCGGCGTCGGCGTCGCGCCGACCGTCTCGCCGCGTCCGGGCGGTAGATCGAGAACTTCGGCGCGGCGTTCTTCGAGCGTCGCGACCTCGCTCGGGTCGCCCATCGCCGAGACGTCCTTGTACGCCTTCGCCTTCCGCTGTTGGAGTTCCGCTTCCTCTAGCTCGGTAAGCTCGAAGTTGTCGGGCCAGTCGACATCGTACGAGTTCTCGATCGGCGTCGCGACGACGCCGTGTTCGATATGAAGTCCGAGGAAGTCGCGGAGTATCTGCGGTTCAGCGAACTTCTGCCGGCGTTCCTCGATCATCTGGACGAACGCGGCTTCGTCCTGACTCGACGCGAGGTCGCCGCGCTCGGTCCCGAGTAGCTTCCGCTTAGGGATACGCAGGTTCCCGCTGATGAGTTCGAGAATCGCGTCCTTGAGACCGGTCGGGTCCGGGGAGTCGCCGTCGATCGACTCGACCTCGACCTGCGACGTCCACGCGACGTTCCGAAGGTTGTTGACGAGTTCGTCGATCTGCTTGACGACCTTGTCTTCGTCGGGCATCTGCCCGCCTTCGGTCTGGTTCGCGACGAGCTTCCGGTCCGCCGACCGCCAGTACATCTCGGCGCTCCCGCCGACGACCTTATACAGTAGGTCGATCAGGTGGTTGAAGATCGGGCGGTACGCCGAGTACCCGACGACTTCGTCTTCGAGCGCGCCTTCCGCGAGGTGTACGACTCGCGTATGGTGGACTTCCTCGACGCCGAGACCTTCGTCGCCGAAGTCGAGGTCGTACGTCTCCGGCTTCCCGAACCGCTCGTCGTTCGGGTCTTCGTTCCGCTCGAAGTCCTCGATCTGCTTCTGGCTGAACGGCTGGTAGTGTAGGATATCCTCGCTTGGGTCGCCGGTCAGCGCCGAGGCGTCGACGGGGTCGGACATCGAGTCGAACCCGTCGTCGAAGCCGATGTACAGGACGCCGAACTTCCCGATTCGCTGGAGCGTATCGGCGCGTTCGAGCGCCCACAGCGCGCCGGTATCCTCGAACAGCGAGGCGACGTCGTCCTCGAAGTCGGTCGTCTCGTCGTCTTCGCCGTCGTGGTCGGTAACATCGGGGACGTCGGACCACGTCGCGCCCGAGACTGCCGTGATGATCGTCTCGGCGATACCGCCCCGCTTGAACATCGCCCAGTAGTCGTTGATCGTCAGTTCGGCGTCGCGCGGGTACCCGAGCGTGTCGAAGTAATCGCGCTGGTCGAGGTGGCCCCACGAGTCGCCCATCGCGTCGGCGACGGCGACTCGCTGGACCATCTCGCTGACGAACTCTTGCGCCTGCATATCGCCGTCGACGGCGCGTCCGAGAAGGTCCGACGCTTGGGTTACGTCCGCCTTCGACGGCGTCGTGCCGCCGCTCGCGGACTGCTGTTCGCCTGTCGTATCGTTGTCGTCTGGCATCTGTTGATCGACCTCCTAGCGAGTCTGGACGTCGCGTCCCGGCCCCCACGTCGCGGACCTCGGACCCGGACCCTCGTGTGCCGCAAGCGCGAGCGAGTCAACGCAGTCGTCATGCCACCCCTCTGGAGCTTGGTAGCGAACGTTCCCAGACGGCGTGGTCTCGTACTCGTAGAGGTCGAGTTCGTTCGTCAGCTGGGGGATCTCCGGGATGGTTATTTCGCCCATCTCAAGGCGGGTCGCAAGGTTGTCGATGAGGTCCCGCTTCGAGCTGGCCGTGAACTTGACCGCGTCGATCGGGACGCCGTTGTCCTCGAGGTCGGTGACAATCTTGTTGTCACGCGACGCGTCGACACGAACGACGCCCGGGTAGCGCTCGGCGACCGCCTCGATTGTCGACTGGATGCGCGGCCAGGAGTCGTGCTGCAGGCGCTCGAAGTTGACCAGGAGGCCGTCTCGGTCGAGCGCAATCCCCACGGTCCAGTTCTGGTGGCGGGCAAAGTCCCAGCCGTGGACGTAGGGTCCGTTGCCGTTCCGCGCCTCCCAGTCGTAGTCCTCGACGTTGCGCTCGCGGATGCGGTTGAAGACGCCGCCGGAGTCGTCGAGGAACAGCGCGAGGTACTCTTGTCTGAAGACCCGGTCGGGGATGTCGCGGGCGGCCTCGTCGATCTCCGTGTCGGGGACGAACGGGTTGACGTACGACGCCGCCTGCGAGCTCCAGTAGTCAGGCCACTCCTCGGAGTCGCCGCGGAGGAAGTACTCGTGGAACCAGTTCTTCCCCTTCGGCTTCGAGATGAAGACGGCCTGGCCAAGCGTGTCCGAGAGCATCGGCCGGAGCGTCTGGTCCCAGACGCGCTTCGGCATCATCGCCGCCTCGTCGACGACGATGTGGTCGACGCCGGCACCGTCGAGGGAGTCGGGGCGGTCGAAGCTGTAGTACTCGATGGTCGCGCCGTTCGTGAGGTTGATCTCGAACGGGTAGCTCTCACGCGGCT